TCTAGCTTTATCATACATCTGAACATTCTCTCCTGCTGTATTTGGAAATTTAATTCCATTTACTGCAGTTCCTGTAACTCCAGATTGTCTTCTAAATATTTTACCCGGAAATATATCCATGCTTTGTCCGGGAACTAATTGAGTTTCATCAATATCAAATACTAAATTTCCTGCAAGTGCTAAATTATCAATTGCCATTCTAATATGACCATTCATTAATAATTGAGCATCTTCCATATTTTCAGCAACTCCAATGCCAAAAAATTGATATGGATTTAACTCATAAGGAAATGCTTGATATGGTATACGAGCAGGTGTAAATGGATTCATAACTGCTCTAATAACTTCATTACCACAAACCCATACATTAACTTGTACAGATTTTAAATCACTCATTCCTTGCGGAATTGTCATTCCTATTTCTTCACATAATGAGGCATCACAATTACCCCAGTATTCATAAACTTCGTATCTATTATCTACATACGTTGGGTCATTAACACCATGAATTGTTTGTTCATAATATTTTTCTTCATAGTTTGGCCCAATATCTAAAACTTTTAAAATTGCATTATTATCAAAATAAGGTCTATTAATTAAATCTTTTAATTGTTCTCTATTTAATCTATGTCTTTGTATAACATATTCACAATCTTCTATATTTGTAGCAGAAGGGTCTGGAAAAAAATCCCAACATGATACTGCTTCAATTTTAGGAACTTCTTTATCAAAAGGACTATATTGTTTTTCTTCACCTGTTCCCATCCATTGATGAACTTTTTTGTTATAACTAAATGGCCCTTTAATAATTCCTGTACCTAATAACGCACATTCAAAAATAGAATGTCTTAATACATTAACAGCAGAAGTATCTAATAACTGGTCATGTATCATTTTTTCCATTTTACGAGCAGTTTCTTGAGCAGGACTAATTTGAGGTTCACCCATTTTAGCTGCACCTTCTTGTAAGTTTGCACCTGCAAATTTACTTGCTAAACCTCCTAAAAATGAATTAGGTTCAGTTGCTTCTAAAGCACCCGGTTCTAATATTCTACCATCACCTTCAAAACCTATTGGGTCTGATGGTGGTGATTGAGGTGTTTGTAAATGAGCAAATTCAGCTATACCTTCTGGTACAGGAGTAGATTCTACAGATAATGGAAATTTGCTATTAGCAAATAATATATCTGCAATCTGCCCATAAGCAGATAGAACTTTTACTTTTGTTATTTTTACAAATACTTTAGATTTTTCAGAAGAACGAAATTGTGTTGTACTATCAAAAATACCACGATAATTTTTATATGCTTTTAACCATCGTGTTTCATCTTCATTTTTTCCATCTTCAGCAGATGTAAATTTCTTTTTAACGTGAGCAACTAAGCCGGGAACATTCTCGGCATTATCTATCTCTTTGGCCTCGTCTGTTTTATCTATGGCCATTATTTTCCTTTATTAAAATGATTTTGATAAACTTTTATCGTCAGCACCCATCGCTTTAAGACCTTCACCTTTGTTTTTCTTACCAATAGAGCCGCTTTCTCCACCTAAATCGCCTTGTTTCCATTTCTTTGTGGAAAATTCAGCAGGTTTTGGATTGGCTTTTTTTGAATAAGAATCACCAAGTTCGCCTTGCGAATATTTTTTCATAATTGGTTGTGGCATTGTTTCCTCCTAATAATCTTTTTCATTTGCTTTCTTCCAGAAAGAAGATTGCACATGATTGTTTGGTTTGGTTGGATAATCTTTAGTAGCAATACTAGGGTCAGCTTCTCCACCATGCATTGATAAATTAAGATTTTTCATTTTATCCTTTTTTTTAGGATAGGGCATACCAAGGTCACCCTGTTTATATTTGGTCATAATTGGTTGTGGCATTTAGCCCTCCTTTATTTTAATTTTTAAATAATCCATTAAATCTGGATTATCTACAAATACTGTTACTAAACCATTAGTTAAACTATTAACTAAAGTTTCTTCTTCTTTCTCACCTAATTCAATATTCCATTGATAAACTACTGCGTGTAATATTTCATGCAAAATTGTATTAGCATGAGAAACTCCCTTTTCTTCATCAGTATAACCTATTATACCTTCTTTAGCAAAAAACTGTCCATGTGCCTCATTTGCACTAGCAACAGTCTGTTTCCACTTTTCTAATTTATAATCTCTATACCCAATTTTAATAGATTGAGGTATTTTATAATCTACCTTGTTGCTCAAATTGTTCTGTATCTGGCTTGTTTAATTCTTCATAATCTTTTATACTATGAATATGTTGTCCGGCTTTTTCATGTCCTTCTGGATATGTTGGAATACCAAAAAGTTCTGACCAACCTTCAGCTTCTTTTGTAGTAGTTGGTGGTATAAATCCAAGTATATTACCACTTTCGGTTGTTGGTAATATTCCTTCTTCTCCTCCAAATGCTTGACTAACAGCTTGTACAGGTTCTGCCGGTATTACAACCCCTGCCGCTTTAGTAATTTTACTTAATATAGATAATAAAGCAGCTTTACTTAAAACTTTTCTTGTACCTTTTGTTTTTTCTGACCAATTTCTTTTTTTAGATTTAATTTTTTCTGTACCCTCTTTACTAATATCTAGGGTTGCTCCTGTTCCAGATACTGTAACAACAGGTTTTTTAAGTTCATCAACTTGTTGACCTAATGGTTTTGATTTTTGGTCTGGTATAACTTCTTGTACTTGTTTATCTATTTTAGTATCTGGTATAATTTTTGCTGTACTAGTTTTTCCTATATTATCATAAATAATTTTTTGTTTTGCATTTACAGCATTTTTTAATTTTATGCTTTCTTCACTCATTACTACTTTTAACTGCCTATCTGCTGTTTGCCCATAAACTGTTTGTAACATTTTAGAAGGTATTTTTTCTTCTTTACCGGATTTCCATCCCATTATATCATTAGCTAATCCACTTTGATTTGCCTCAATTAATTTAGCTGCATGATAACTACGAAAATCATAAAGTCTAAAAGCTCTATTTTTTTTAATTGCATCATCAAATATTTCTAATTCACCTTTTTTAAATGCTTTTCTAAATTGCTTAGACCAATTACTTTCATAATCTTTAGCATCTTGGGCTGCAGAAACAATTGTATTTTTACTATTAATTCTACCAAATAATCTACCACCATGTTTTGATATATTATCAGTGCCTACAGCATTCCATTGTTGTTTAAGTAAATTTAATACTTCATCTGTTACTGGTAAATTTTTACCTGCCGCACCTTTTGCTGACATATAACGAATAAAACCATTTTCAAAATCAATATCAGTAGGTCTTAATCTTATAATATCAACTGGTCTCAATCCTGTTTCAGATACAATTTTTGCTAATCTAACATTACTACCCTCTACAGTACCCTTAAAAGCCGGATTCATTTTTGTATTAATCCAATTATCTACATTTTTTATAACCTCATCCTTTTCACCAAAATTTTGTAAAGGTGTTCCTACTACTTGTGTACCTCTTGTATATAATTCATCCATACGCCCCGGAGTATCTTGTATTGTAGTTATAAGATTCATTCCAGATTTTGGGCTTCTACCACTTACTGTAAAAGCATATCTAAATTTTTCTATAACATTTTTTCCAATTTTTAATTCATCAGCTTTTTTTATAAAATTTTCTGCATCAGTTAATGTTAAATCTTTCATTTTTATGTTCATAACATTATCAACGTCTGGAAATATCTCTTTTAAAATTTTTTGTGTCATATTTTTACCAGAACGATAATCAGCTTGACTTCCTTCAGTTCCAACTTTTATCATTCTATCAAAGGCACCACCAACAGTCATTTCTGCTAATTCTTCAACCATACCTGCTTCTGCAAAACCTATTTTTCCACCACTATCAAAAGACTTTTTAAATTTTAAACTAGCCTTATCTGGACTTGCCATAAAACCTATTTCTGTATCTTTTCCAATATCAAAAGAAACACCTAGTTCTTTATTTAAAATAGTATTAACTGTTCCAAATAAATATTTATTATTATCTACAATATCTTCTGCAACACGATATACGTCAGATTCTTTAGCTAATCCTTTAGCTGCATCTTTTGCTGTATTTTTTAAAAAATCTAATGCTTTTTTTTCATCATCAGCCATATTAATATCCAAAAATCCTATCTACTGGTTCGTATGTTTCTGCTTTTAATTTATTTAAACGATACGTAGCTCGTTGTCGTTCACCTGTTTGTCTTGTCATAACCATATAACGTAAAGCATCGTAAGCATGGTCATCTGTTTTTGTATCAACATCCTCTGCATTATTTTTTGCATAAGGTATTGTTGGTAATGTTCTAATCAAGTTTATACAATTAGAAAATATTTTTAATTGTGGTTCACCTGTTTTTTCTCGTATAGACAATCGTCTATGTAGTTCTACTTTACCACTTATTCTATCTCTGTTTGATGGTACAAAACGTATACCGGCTCTAATAATGCTATCAGCAATACTAGGGCCAATACCTGATTTACTCCAACAACTAGCATCTAGTACAGAAGTGTGCATTGGAGGGTCATAAACCTCTAAGTCATTTATTCTGTTTGCAAGTTGTTCACCCGTAAGTCCACTCTGATATAGTTCTCTGTATATAATTATATTTCCATCCCAATCAACTGCACCCCAAAGGACACAACTTGGTGAGGAATATCCATAATCAGCAGAACGTATTCTTATCCAATTGTTGGGTAATTCATAAGGTTCAATAACGTGTATAACTTTACTGAACTCTGGAAATGCTGCACCTTCTGCAACATCCCAGTCACCATCTAATAATCTCTTTCTTTCTACTTCTGGTAGTGATGAAAGCATTGCTTCATATTCACCAGATTCAGCAAGATATGGATTATCTGTTAATCGTGCAGGTATAAACTTTCTTTGAAATAAAGGTTCACCTGCTTTTTCATGGTATCTACCAAATCTTAAAACGTCACCTGTATCTATGTCTGTAGCATAAAATGGTTCACCCGGTAATACTGGGTCTACAAACATTTTCTTTATCCACCATCCTCCTACACCACCGGGGTTAGAAGAAGCTCTCATATATGTGTCAATACTTTTATCTGTACTACGTAAACGTGAACGTAAGTAGTTCCAAACATAAGGAGTAGGATAGTGTCCTAACTCATCAATACCAATCCAAGTAAATGCTTGTCCTTGATATCTTGTTACATCGCTGTCTTTGTCCACATATGAGAATAATGCTGTTGCACCAGATGGAAAATGCCATGTACTTTTTGATTCTTTAAAAATAGCACCCGGAAATGCTTTTGCATAGAGTTTTCGGCTGCTGTCTATTAATTCTGTTAGTTCAGCTAATGTTCTTCTTAGTAATAATGCCCTATGATTTGGATTATGACAGTATCTAAGTAAGTCAACTAGTAGTGCAAACGATTTTCCACCACCTGCAGCACCTCCATACAATACTTCTTTCTCTGGAGAAGCTAAAAATTTAGTTTGTGGGCCTTCATTAGGCATAAAAACTACTTCAGCTTGGTCTTCTACTGACTTTTTAACTGATTTTGGTACTTTATCCAGTATATCATCTGTTATAGCACCACCTTTTTTGTTGATTGCATCAACTCTTTTAAGGTTTTCTTTTAATTCTTTTGTTCTTTGACGTTCATTAGCTAATTTCTTTGCTAATTTGTCTGCTTTTTTTTGTTTTTCTCTTAATTTACGTCTAGCTTCTATTCTTGCCTTCTGTGCAATGCTGAAATTGTATGTTCTTGTCATTCATTTATTGTTTTAATCTTATCTTTAGCCGGTAACATTACAACACCATGTAAAACCTGACCATTAACATTAACTTCCTGACGTTTACTAATACCTGCTCTATCTAATATCTCAGAAGCAGCTCTCATTCTAACATCCATT